TTTGAGGTGAGCGGTTATAACTCGCGTAATGGCGTGCTAAAGAATTTTAAGAAAGGATAGCTATGATCGGCGTAGATATTGAATTTAAGAATAGACCTAATAGCGACGGAACGCTGTCAAGCTTTACGATCAAGGATTGCCTGGTCTCACAGACGAGTACGCCGACTGCAGCCAAGCCTGAGGTAACGGTACATATTCCAAAAACAAGTAGCGAGATTGTCGATGGTGCGTGGTTCGATTATGCTGGACATTCATACCATGTCGTTGGCGCGACCGTACCGCTGATTAAGGGAAATACGCCGTCGAGATGGGATAGGTACTGTGTCGCCCAGCGGATATATTAAGACATGCTATTGTAGGTGTGTGTATAAAATGTTATAATATGATAAATAATCAAAGGAGGGTAGCGTAATGATTATTCGTAACAAAGAAACGGGCGAAACAATTGAGGTAATGGACAACAGTCTTATTGCTGAATCTGCATGGGAAGTTGTTAAGAAAAAAGAGAAAAAAGAGAAAAAAGAGAAGAAAGAGACTTCTGAGCATGAAGACTATGAACCCGAAACTGAAGGTTCTGGTAAAAACAAGAAAAAGTGATATAATATAACCACTACAACGTCACGCTTACGGCAAATGCGGATAAATAAAACTATTTATTCGCATTTTTTATGGCAGAACTGAAAGATTTCACTACCAAAGAAAAGTTAGCTGAAATATGGCGAGTCTTGGAGGCGGGCGAGGAAAAGCGGGCTGAGACGCTTATTCATATGGCGTCTGCTCAGTTGCGGCTGATCGCTAAAAACAACAAAGTCGATCTGGATGAAATTATCGAAAAAGATGCTAATAAAGTATTCGCTGATTCGGTAGGCTTTGTAGTGTTGTCGGCCGTGAAGCGTGCCATGCTGACGCCTGCGGATGCGCCACCAGCCACTCAATGGTCACAGTCAGCAAGCCCATATTCAGAAAGCATGACATTTACTAATCCTGCTAGCGACTTATATTTTAAGAAAAGCGAACTACAGATGCTGGGGTTGAGTAAGATATCTGGTAAATCGCAGATTGGTGTGTTGAGGGGAGTTAGGTGATGGTACTAGATAACTGGAAATGGGTTTATGCGCAGCTTAATAAATCGGTTGGTAAATATCCGTTCTATGAGGGCACATTCAGTTACAGCGACTATGAAACGAGTAAGATTGCGCGCTCAATCGCTAGGCAACATGTTGGCTGGGGTAGGCGCGCCGTTGAAATGCGCGCAAACAAAACGCGGTTTGATAGGTTTGAAAATGATACCATCGGGCTGAATGAGATACTGGACGAATATAAGGTGCGCGAGGCGTTTGACAATCTCAAGGAAGACGTCTTGGTATGTGGTATTGGTTTTCTGGCTCTAGCGGGCGACAGGGTGATGCCATTTACAGCACTGGAGGCTACGGGCGTGTATGATTGGCATACGCAAAATCTGAAGTCTGGCGTAGCGGTGTTTCGCCGCAGCAGCACACCAAGCGTTATTGACGGTCCCGACAGCTATATGCAATTTTTTAGTGACAGAACTATAGTGTATGAGGACGGGGCTCTGGGCACATACGAGAATCGCACCGGACGGCCATTGATGACCATGCTGACGCACAAGGCGACGACGCGCCAGCCGTTCGGTAGAACAGTATTGGTCCGGTCGTCTCGCGATGCACTAATTGACGCCAGCCGTACAGTTCGGCAGGCTATCGTGGCGGCGTACCACTACAATACCAAAGTCGATATTCTGCTGGGTGTTGATAATGAGACGGACGTTGATGTTATTAAGTCTCAGACAGGCGATATCCTAAAAATTACGTCGAACGAGAACGGTCAGATACCGCAAGTGGCGCAGTTTGCTCAGCATGCGATGGCACCATTTAACGATTCGCTTTTGATGTCAGCACGCAACTTTTGCGCTGATACGAAACTGTCGTTGAATAATTTGGGGCTGTCAAGCAATGCGCCGCAGTCGCCTGAATCGCTAGAAATTGTTGGTGACGACCTGCGAGAAGCAATCATAGAATGGCAGAAAGAGGTTGGTAATCAGCTGAAGCACTTTGCTATGACGTTGTGGATGCACAAGAATAATGTGACGAGGATAGACGACAACTTACGAAAGAAGCTTGACGCTATTTTGCCGGCATGGCTACCAATTTATCGATCTGATATCAGCAAATTTGGCGATGGTCTAAATAAGGTAGCTCAGGTGGCGCCAGGCATCGTAATGCAACGGTCCGTCTGGCGCAATGCAGGTCTATCAAGTAATGAAATCGATCAAGTTATTAGCAGTATCGTTGAGAATTTACAGAATAATTCAAAACGTGAATAAATATTAGAGTTATTGCTTGTGTTTTTGTAAAGCATGTATTATAATATAGGTACGTATACTTTTGACGGAGGGAATAAAAGGGTGACATATTACACCAAAAACGACGCAGGCGAATATGTGGAAGCCGACACAGATGATATGTTCAAAGAGCGCCATGAGCGCTGGGTCAAAAAAGAATCAGCAAAGATTCGCGACGACGTAGAAAAAGCAGTGCGTGACGAGCTTACGAATACTATCACTGAGCAGGCTGAGAAAGACGCTAAAGAAAAATATCAACCCCAGATTGACGATTTGACGTCGAAGAACAAAGATTTAGAGACGACAATTCGACAGAAGACCATCGCCGCTGAGTATGGCTTCAAGCCTGGCACTGAGAAATATCTTGGTACTGGCACCGAGGAGGATATGCGTAAAGAGGCCGACAACTTGAAAGAGAAGTTTGGTGGCGGGGCAACCGTGCCGAACCGACAGCAACCAGGCAAGGCCAGCGCAATTCAGACGCGTACAGGTGTAAAGATCACAATTTAGCTAACCTAATTATTATCCAAGGAGGGTAATATTATGGCAGTCACTGATCTGCACTCAATTGATATTGGTGAACCGCTTGATAGGCTATTTTCGACTGGTGGAACATTCCCAGGAACCGTACTGTCGTTAGTCACCGAGACACCAACGATCAATATTGGCGAGAATAAGCCAATGATCGTAGAAGGGCGTGCTCGTGCTTCGTTGGTCCACGAAGGTGGAGCAAAGTCGGACAATGGTCGAAAGATTATCACCAAACCGTTCACGACCGCAAAACTTGTCTATTCACAGCGTGTAACTGAAGAGTTTATGCGCTGGGACGAAGACAAGCAGGCTGACTTTATTAGTCGCTTGATTGATAACTGGCTAACCAAGTCGATAGGTCTCGACATCGACACAGTTGTGCTGCATGGACTGGATCCAAGCACAGGCACTCTAGACTCACAACTTTCGAACTACATGACTAAAGCCGGGTCAAGTATTTTAGTCCCTACTACAGGTACTGACGCAACCTCACTCGACAAGGATTTTGCTACAGCTGTAAAAGAGCTCGAGGAGCAGAACATTAGTGGTGTGGCCATCTCTGGTGACGCTGGTCGCCTGCTGACGCAAGTTATAGAAGGCAACCAGAAAAAGTATCCAGAACTCGGCGTATTTGGCCTGGCTGGAAAATCTTTGGCCGGGAGAGCTGCTGCGACATCACCAGAAGTCTCGCGCGACAAGAAAACCAAGCTTGTGCTTGGCGACTGGAACCAGCTGTTGCTCGGATTTGCTGGTGTAGCTGAGTGGCGCGTCCACACAGCTGGTGACTTTGACAACACAGGCAAAGACTTGGCTGGGCATAATCAGGTGGGTATCCGTCTCGAGCTACCATTTGGTTTCCAAATCCTAGACGCTAAGGCGTTTGCAGTTGTCAAGGAGGCGTAACATGGGCAACGACAAGAGTAACATCGCGATTGGCCTACCTAACCCGAAAGGCGCTCTGTACTGGGCGCCTCTGGGAACAGCTCTGCCAACCGACGCCACTACGCCACTGGCGAGCGAGTTTATCAACCTAGGTTATGTCACTGAGGACGGTCTGACTTCAACGACAGCAGAAGAGGGGGATGACATTAAAGCCTGGGGTCCTGAGACTGTCGCCCGCAACCAGACAAGCTATGGACGTAACTTTACGTTTAACTTGCTGGAGTCATCTCGTGCATCAGTCTTGCAGTTCCGCTACGGTAAGGACAATGTCAAGATTGAAACTGACGGTGCAATCACCATTGATGACACTGGCGAAACCTTGCCTCACGGCGTGTTTGTCTGCGAAACTATAGAGACTAACAGTGGCGGGGTCCGACGTCACCGTCCAATTCTAGGCGATGCACAGTTTACTGATCGCTCTGGTGACATGACATTTAACAACTCAGACGCTATCACTGTACCAGTGTCTCTGACGGCATATAAGTTTACAGACGGCGCCGGTAAGTTGGTGTACGTAAAGGAGTATTACTCTAAGAAATCCTAGAGCTAGTAGGTTTCGCACAAAAAACGACTTGCAAAATAGTCGTTTTTTTGTTATAGTATGTGACAGTAATTCTTACGGAGGGATAATATGGCGAGCGAGCCAAATAAGACAATTGAACTTTGGGATGGATACACTGTCACCGTTAATACTAAGCTATTGGATGACTTTGATTTCATCAGCGACTTGTCTGAGGCGCACCGAACTAGTAATATCTCTGAGCTAGTAACTATGTATATGGCGTTATTGGGCGGTGATAAGGTTTATGATGACATTCGTGCTCATATCGAGAAAGAATACGGTTATTTCTCGCAAAAGGCGTTGTTAGAGATTACCGCGAAGGTGGATGACTGCTTCCCAAAAGCTGGCAATCGAGCGCAGCGGCGTTCGTGGAAGAGTTTAGCTTATTAGAGGCTGATTTCCAACAGTATTACCACCTGAACTTATTAGAAGCTTGCCCGTATGCTGACGGCCGTCGAAGCGGTTTCTTGCGCTATGCCAGGCTGTTTGAGAACTTACCAGCAGAAAGTAGGATTTTTCGTAAGCTAGTGCCAGCAGCAAGCTGGACATGGCGTGATGAGACGTTGAGTCAAATATTGCAGGAGCTGAATATACTGCGCACCATGACCTATAATATGAATAAGAGTAAAACTGCTAAATCAGCTAAAGCTATGAAGAAATTTGAGCCTAAGTATATCACTACTGCGCGAGAGGAGCTCGAGGAATTAAAAAAGAGGGAGCGTACAGAAGAGCGGGAAGAGCTAGAGGATTTTTGGCGGGAGTTAAACCCGAACGCGCAATACCGGGCTAGTTGACGATCTTGTCTATCGCTTTGGCGATTTCAGCGTCTGTAAAGTTAATCGTTGACTTTTTCTTAATCGATAATCGCAAGCTACGAATGACGTCCGGTGACTTGATGGCTTTTTTCATATTTTCTTCAGTTAGCGCATCAAACCGCTTCCAGTATTTGTCCAGATCACCTTTTAGCACGGCTTTTTTCGTAAGGTTCACCAGATGTTTGGCGGTGGTCCTAATGGTCGATAGGTTGGTTAGGTCGTATGCAAAGATACGCTGTGAACGGATTGGTTTTTCGAATATGACGCGATGCAGCTCAATACAGCGACCGTTAGTTAAAATTACCCAATCAACACCCTCGTTTGAAGCGTAGTCAACCGCCTGTTTGAGGTGTCTCTCGTTTAGATCAATAGAGGTGGCCTTGGCTTCAACAATGAAATGAATCTTCTTATTCAGTTGCACAACGTAATCAACATATGTGCCTCGAATCATGTGCTCTGTCTTGATCTCGTCGATCAACGTGTAGCCAAGCACAGTACTAAGTAGGCTATTGACCATCAAGCGTGCTGTTGATTCGTCGGCGTTGAGGTTTTCTTTCTTCGTTAAATATTTTTTGCGATACTCACGCAAGGCCTTCTCGCAAGCCTTCTCCTGAAACTCTGTAGCCATAACATCCTCTTTTTAGATTAAAACTTGCATTTATTGTAACAATAGTATGCGCGAAATGCAAAATAATATACTATACGGTATTATGTAAATATGTCAAACGTAGAGTTCGTCCTTGATAAGTTGGGTGGCGCTGAAATACTTCGCAACAATCCAGGCATAGCACAGATCCAGATGCAGAATATGAATCGTATTTTGGATACAGTGAGGGCACAATTTGTAGTCGAATTTGGCTTTGAGGGGAACTTTGAACTTATGACAGAGCCGACTGCGTTTCGCCAGCGGGTGATGATTAGGGCCGCCGACAAGCGCACTGCTGGTGCCCTGAATACTAAGCCGGGGTGGCTAGGATCTTTTGTAAAAAACCTCAGCATATGATATAATATAACCACTACAACGTCACGCTTACGGCAAATGCGGATAAATAAAACTATTTATTCGCATCTTTATGGCAACTTCAATCGGCACAGCATGGATTCAAATTAAACCCTCGCTAAAGGGGGTGTCTAATGACGTTAAAAAGGCTCTTGGAGACGCTGGTGATAGTGTTAGTAGCAATTTCGGTTCTAAGTTTAAGAGTAGTTTTTTGGCATCATCTAAGGCGGCTTTCGGGGAGGCGTTTTCAGAGTTTGGCAAACGGTCCGACGAGGCGTTTTCTAAGTTTAAGTCATTAGCAGCTGGCGCGATGGTCGGGCTGGGCGGAATCGCAACGTATGCTGTTAAGCAGTTTGCTGAATATGAGCAGCTCGTTGGTGGTGTTGAGACGCTTTTCAAGAAAAATTCGGGCGAGGTGGTCCAGTATGCAAAGAATGCTTACAAAACGGCGCAATTGTCGGCTAATCAGTACATGGACACTGTCACAAGCTTTTCAGCATCATTGCTACAAGGGCTAAAAGGCGACACTGAAAAGGCTACGAAGATTGCTGACATAGCTATCACTGACATGTCTGACAACGCAAATAAAATGGGCACGTCGATGGAATCGATTAAGTATGCGTATCAGGGTTTTGCAAAAAATAACTATACTATGCTCGACAACTTGAAATTGGGTTATGGTGGCACCGCAAGCGAAATGGCGCGACTTATTAATGACAGTGGTGTGATGGGTAAAGCATTTAAGGCGACGGCTAAAAACGTAAATGACATACCGTTCAATAAAGTTATTGAAGCGATCCATAAAATCCAAGAGAACATGGGGATCGCCGGCACATCCTCAAAAGAAGCTTCTTCAACAATAAGTGGTAGTTTTAATGCGGCTAAAGCTGCGTTTGATAATATGTTGACTTCGCTGGCCGATCCAAACGGTAATTTTGAAGAGTCGTTCAACATTTTTCTAGCATCTGCAAAGCAATTCTTGCAAAACTTAGCGCCTGTCGTAAAGAGTATGCTAAAAACCGTCTTTGACGAGATCAAGAGACAGTCCCCAGAGCTTGCACAAGGACTTAAAGATGCGGTAGACGTGACTCGTAAGCTATTCGATTTTGCCAAAAGCAACCCAGAGCTAGTAGCAAATATCATAAAGTTAGCAGTGGGATTTAAGGCCTTGCAGGTAGCGACTGGTGGCGTACGAGCAGCACTCGATACACTCAGCCCGTGGGCTAAGCTAGGCAAGGGTATATTTACCGGTGTTATTGGCGGTGCTCAAACGTTGATCGGTAAATTTAAAGATTTAAAAGGTGCTAAGAGCTCTGTTGACGGCGTGACTAAGACGATGCAAAGTGCTGGTGGTGCAGTCGGAACATCAGCTGACACGGCAGCTGGCGGAGTGGATAAGCTATCAGCAGCGGTTAAAAAAGCCCCGAGAGAATTTACCTTTGGCAAAAGTTTAGCTAATTTCTTCAAGGAAATAGGAGAGCTAGCTGGTGGCGCCATACAGGGCGCCTGGAAGCCAGTAAAAGAGTTATTCAAGGGTGCTGGTGAGACTATTGCGGGTTTCTTTGAAGCGTTAGCGTCACCAAAGATTTTGCTTGGCGTGCTAGCGTTCACAGCAGCCGCCGCTGGTGTAGCCGCCGCAATTCTCCTAGTTGGCGGAGCGCTGGGCATTGTTTCGCCAGGCCTGAAAGATTTTCTGAACATGGTCATTATTCCGTTGGCAGCATTTTTGGCAGGCACATTTTTAATCGTGCTATCAGCTGTTACTGAAACTATAATCAGGCTGACAAATGATGCTGTAATACCGCTAGTAAACGCGGTATCTGGCGGCTTGACAAGTGTTTTTAACTCAATCGGCGGAGTAATCGAGAGGGCCGGCAATACTATATCACGAGTAGTTGATTCAATCTCAAACGGTATCACTCGGATAATCAATGCAATCGCCGACCTTATTAGATCGGTTGGTGATCAAAACTGGTACGGCACCGGATACGGTATTACGCGCAACTTCACAGCGGGTCTGCTGGATGGAATGATTGACCTGCTACAAGATTCGTTAAACAGGGTAATTAACAGTGTCATTAACATACCCGGCATCGGTAACGCACTAAAAGCAGTCGGGGTTAAGGCTAATCCCGTTAATCTGTCAGGTTTCAAACTAGGTAGGCGCGCACAAGGAGGGCCAATATTTGGTCCTGGTGGTCCTACTAGCGATTTAATCCCAATGCTACTATCAAATGGCGAGTATGTTATTAGGGCTTCGTCTGCGCGCAAAATTGGTTACGACAAGCTAAACGATATAAACAGGACCGGTAGCGCTGGCGATACGATATATCAAACTATCAATATCAACGGCTATAATCGCAATCCAAAAGAACTGGCCGACGAAATCAGCAAGCAGATAGCTTTGAGAAGACAGGGGGTGATGGGATGATAATTTTAAGTGGTAAATTTGTCCTGGCGGCCATTATAAGAGATGATGGAGAAAGATTAGATTTTACAGGCTCAGAGATACGATTAAGCGCTGACAATAGCCTACTGCGACGGCCAGAAATTGAGTCTTCTGATATAGATTACACTGACACTAATGGTGGCGAGATGGTACGCCAGCGCCTTGCGCCTTACGCTCAAACCATTAATGGGTGGATATTACCTAAGACTAAAAGCTTCTGGGCTCTGTATAGTAAGATAAGCAGTTTCTTTGCCATCAATCGTACATTTACATTGGTATATTGCAGAAAAAATGGTGAGCTATTTGCCATTAAGAATGCTTGGCGAAGTAAGGCATTGGACTTACCGGTTCCAGCCAACGAGGGCAACACGAGCTTCTCGACAGAACTTAAAGTAGGAAATTCAATACTATTCGAATACGCAGAAGATATAGATGGTCGTGAGGTGCGTGCAAATAAGGTAGAGTTGGGGCGTATATCTGCGGCTGGTGGTGGAGAGGTTTGGGGGAGCACAGGGCAACTATACGATGAATCTGGAGAGGTTTGGGAGACCGCAAGTGGCGGTTTAAGCAATGTGTTTGTAGCATCAGCGATGACCATTTACCCTGTATGGGTCTTGCATGGTCCTGCCGTTAACCCGTCGATTCAGAATAGTACTACAGATACAGTAGCAAGCTACGCAGGAAGTCTGTCCTCGACGCAAACCTTGATTGTTGATTTTTCAACCGGCGAAGCTCACTTAAACGGCGCTCTAGTATCGAGAAACGTTACTGGCCACCTGTCGATTAGTCCTGGCAACAACCTGGTGGGATTTGATGTTGAAGGGGGAGATACGACGAAATCAGAGCTGGAGTGGAATAATGTTATCGGATAAGCATAAGCTACTGCTGTATATCGGTGATACGCTTATCGGTGATTTCAATAAGTTTGCGCAAAACAGAGCACTTAGCGAGACTTTGAAAAGCGAATCCGAATCAGCGGTGGCGGACCAGTTTACCTTTAGCATCAGCTGGGCTAAGTTTAAGCAACACGCTAAAGTACGGTTAGACGACAATCCTGAGCTTTTGTTGCGGGTGGGCAAAACACACGTAGTGTTTTTGGTCAACGAGGTGACACGCTTCTCGGGGTTTTTAGCAACTAAGCCAGCACGCAGCGGTTATGGCGCTGAACAGCAGCTAGACCTAAGGTTTTTTGAGCACTTCGCTAGGCTAAATGGAGACCTTGTTTGTGCTAAAAACGACACCAGATCGCCTCATCGGATATTTTCAAATGTACCTGGACACATATTTACACAGGATCTGATCAGAGAGTTTATTGCACGAGCTAAGGCCGCTGGTGAAGATATAAGGTGGAGATTTGGAACCATTAATGCACTTAGGCCAAAGACTGTTGAGTATAATGACTTTCAAACCGTCAGCAAAGCTCTGTGTGATGCAATGAATAATGAAAGCGGCACTGGCAAGTTTGACATCGTTTTTCGTGTTAATCCAGATAACCACAGTGAGCAAATTATCGACATACTGAAGCCTCGAGGACAACGCAAAAACATAATTATTCGATATCCAAGCGACGGCGTCTATAAGCTTTGGGCGACAGGGTATTCTGTCGAAGAGTCGGCCAACTACGCCAGTGATGTTTTAGTAGCTGGCAACGGACAGGTTGGCAATCCAGAAGCTGGAGAAGACACAGCAGAGTTAGCTACCGCCAGCAATCGCGATGCGGTTAAAGATAATTGTTATTGGAGAATCTACGAAACACAGTCAAGCCTCAAGTCTCAAGCAGCGGTAGCCGAATACGCTAAAAAATCGTTGTCGCAGCACAGCTTCAGTAGTGTTGCACCACAAATTAAATTGGTAGGTAGGCCCATAGAGTGGGGTAATTCTGCCAACGAAAATACCGGCTTAGCTATTGGTGATGAGTTTTATTTTATAGAAGATAATGATGATGGTGAAGATCTGAGTGGCTGGATGAGGATTATAGGCTTGGATACAAGCTGGGATAATAACGGTGTCTCTACCGTATCACCTCTCTTGCGGAGAGTTGAGTAATGTTTAATAACAGCACCACGCGACGTCTGCTAGCGATCGAAAACGAGCAGAGGGCACAAAAGGTTGCGACACCCTTGAATTATGGACAGCTAACACGGCATGAGATACCCAGTGCAACATGGAGCGGTTTCATAAGTTCTTTTGTCGGTAAGCGAGATGTTGTCGCTGAGTGGGAGGTCATATTTCAACGAACCGACGGTATTAAAATGCCACCACTAGTGCAACTATCATACAGTCACGAACAGAGCCCTCATATCGACGAGGGCATGTCTGGGCGCGATCCGCATGCAGAGGATGAGTATGGGTGGTGGCTGCAAATTAAAGAAACTGGAGAAGACTATACGAAGTTTACAATAATCATAGATTCGACAGCATGGTTTTTTCAAGATCATGATGGCGCCCATTGTGATTTATCGGTCCAAGCGACATCAACAGTGCCTGGCAATTTATCGATAAGGAGATTGCAATGAGCGTAGAAAGATGGCTCAGTATGCTCGAGCGAGAGTCTAAAGCTCTTAAGCAGGGATTTTATCAACCTGCAACTAAGATCTCTCTATACTCCTATAGTGCTAAAATAACAACTACACCAAACACGCTTTCGGGGGCAGGAGGTTTTCATTTTAACGGCACAGAAAGAGTCTTAGTAACGCTAACAACGAAAAAAAGGGTTCCCACGATCGCACAGCTCGAAGTAAGAGCGAGCGCCGGAGCCGCTTCACGAGTTCGTAGGACGAATTATGCACACGGCGCGCAATGGGTGATATACAGAAATGGACTCAAACCTTGGCATCCAACCGACTATGAGGTACTCGTACATTCGATGCTAGAAGGTGAAATTTCTATAAGAAACATAGGAGAGTAAGGTGAATAGCGTAGAATCTAGAATTAAAGCTCTCGAAAATGAAAACGCCGCCAGAAAAGCTATATATCCTGTGGCCTCTTCGTTGGTGAACTTCGTGCAACAGATATCGCAAGTATTTCACGTCCGTGGCGGGCAAAACACCGTGCTTGAGATGGTGGTTAAGTTTACTCCAGACATAAAACCAAACAACGGTCCTCTGTTTGTGGACCTGTTTCCACAGGTATCTACAAATCAAAACTTTTCAGCGCAATTTCCTAAAATGGCATTTTACCAATTACCGCAATCAGATGGCGAGGCAGCTGTTATTTTGGGAATATCCGCACCGTTCGATGAAACTGATTTTTACGTTCGTGTTGTTGCCACTGGATCAACTCGCGGACGATTTACTAAAATGTGAAACATGTTATAATATAACTAATCACGTACACGCTTACGGTAAACTGCGGTAATTTCACACAGAGGAGAATTATGGCTTTTACCAATCCAGGAAAAATTGTTAGATTACGGTCACGACCAGGTGGACGCGGTAGTGTGTATGAGGCTAATATGTGGGCTCAGCAACACTCGGACGGCCTCTTTTCGGGACGAGGCGTTATCAGAAATACTGTAGCTGATATGAATGTGCTTGTGGGCGGCTCAGCAGACAGTCCAGATGTAGTGCTGGGAAAATTGCCAAGCGGGTTCCTAGTAGCACTTGATTTAGTCGGTCAGCAACCACTAAGAATTACTGCGCCAGCTTCAAATAAACGAGTTGCAAGTGTCGTCGTATACTCTGACAACGTCGCCTTGAACTCCACAGACGCCAGCACAACAGGTTCACCGTCTTCATGTGGACTAATTGTAGTTTATGGTCCTACCTCTGCTAGTCCAACCGCACCAACAGACTCTCAGATTAGACAGGCGGTGACACAAGACGGTGCGACAGGCTCTCAGGCGGTTGTCGCGATAATTGCTAATATTATAGTCGAGTCAAGTACGACAACAATTACCAGCGAAATGATTGTCGCAAATTCGGCCAAGCTCAAACCTGACAATATGGGTCTGATGTGCAACTTCTCTACTAACGAAGTGGATTCTGGTAAAACATGGATTGATGGCAGGAAGGTTTATCGAAAAGTAATCAAGGGCAAGATCAATATCATTGCTAATACTAATATATTCTACGATCACGGGATAAGTGGTCTGACTGACAATTTTGAGGTTATCTCAACTAGAGGGTCTATCGCGCTCGGGGGCACTATGAACAGTGTGTCTGGTCGCTCATTGATTCCACACGTCGAGGACAATCAGCAAATGGGACTTGCCCTGATATCGAAGACTCAGCTAAGGTTTGTCTCGTCGTATTCGTGGGGTAATAGCGAGTTCACCCTGGTAGTAGAGTACGTCAAATAACCTAGTCGTGGCTGATATATCGGATATGCTTGATATTTTATGGATATGATATTATAATATAACTAATCACGTACACGCTTACGGTAAACTGCGGAACTTCAATCAACAACCCGAAAAACCACAGTTTTACATCTATGAGCAACACAGAAGTATCAGCAAAAGAGTTTGGCGCGCTACAGGCAAATGTCGAGCATATTAAAGACACTATAGACAGACATACAGTCATGCTTGAAAGGATGGAGGATATCCTAAGCGGAAATGTTTCGCGGATAGAACTCGATAGGTATAAGAAGGAGCATGAAGATGAGGCTCGACGGTTATACATTCAGCGTAGCGAGATAGAGGGCCTGTTGAGTTTTTGGAGACTAATTACAAGTAATTTAGCTAAATTATTCGCAGTAGCACTGGTGGCGTTCGCTGTGTATCTGACAGGCGTAATAGTCCGGCAAAGTCAAGAGGTGCTGTCATTGAAAGCCGATTTTCAGCATCTA